ATGTTTGATACTCTATAGGAAAATCACCTACAGTTACCGCATGTAACATTATTAAATTAGACGGCAACTGATACGCTGCATCATATCGCCCTGTAGGAGCATCAGATAATAAACCTAATACTGCCTGCTCTGTTGCAAAACGCCATCGACAATTAGTTAATGCCGCCCTTGCTATATCCTCATACATATTAGAAGCAACAAGTGCTTCATTAGTAGAGTCTTCAAATGAAGTTATAGGCTCTGCACCGATTAGGATTAAAGCCCTCGAACATACATCTATTGATGAATTTGCTGGTGTTGCCATATGTAGTGTAGGGGGCGGTTAAACCCCCCACTCCTTTTCTAATCAGAATCTGTTACTGTAATTGCAGTACCATCTGCAACATCGACTACCGAACCTGTATTAGATAAAACAACAGTCCACGCTATTGTGGGAGCATTATTATCATATACAGCAATTAGGTCGCCAACATTCATCATTGCAGCTGCGTCATTAAAGTAACCTGATGCGCGAACAACTGATAGAGCGTCAACACTTGAATAATACCAAATGTTGTAGCCTCCACCCCCTGCCATGCGCGTTAATCCAGATGCACCATAAGCCATTTTAAAGTCCTTTCTTTACTATCCGTTATTGTCAAGAACTTCGTAGATACCATTGTCGTCTATCGCAACAGACCCCATTGACATCATTGAAGTGGTTAAATGAGAAGCTTTCTCAGGGATATAATTTACCTCTGTAGAAACATCAGCATTAATACCAAGACCAATAGCTGAAGTGTGATAAGCCATATTTTTACCGCCAGCAATTGCACTGGTTGAGAAAATATTAAGACCTAAGAAGTTCTTCATTGTCATTCCACCAGCAAACGGAAGATTTTGCTCACCTACATAATCAGATGATGCAAACTCTTCGATTAAGAATAAGTCTGCAAAACCTTTAGGATGCATTGCCAAATATCTTTGGTTGTCTTCTGGAACTTCTGCCGCACCCATTGTTTCAAACAATGATAGTAAGTCAGCTATTTGAACAGCAGAACTTGTATCATGTATTTGAGTAGAGTTTGCGCCAGCGTCTAGGGCCGCAACAATAATAGCATCTGTCTTACGGCCAAGGGCCGCAGCTGCAGATTGAGCTACTGCTTGACGCTCATTGATATTGGTTTTTAACTCATCGAGTTTATCAATATATTCAGCGGCATAGAAGTCAGCCATTGTTGCTTCAACGGTTGTGTGAGCTAGCTCCATTGGAGTTACCATACCGTTACGAGATTTAGTTGTTGCTTCACCTGTTCCGATTTTTTGGAACCTTGCTATGTTGCCAGTTACGTTAGTAGTTCTGACAGTGTTACGCAGTTTAGAACCCATACGCTGATACGCTAAATGCACATCGGACTCAAACTGTTTGATGAAGGCTGTGTCTATTGAGTTTGCCATTACAGCTACCTTTCATTAAGTTGCACAATTATTTATATCGTGGGTGTCTGCTTCACATGGTCATTGTAGGTATCCAAAAGGGCTACTCAATGTATTACAGGCCGTGATTCTAAATTATAAACATTTTTTTTTGACAAATTGCAACGCACAAAATGAACATAATTAATATTTTCTCCATCAACTACAACATCAACGTCAAATCCAAGCCAAATTGCCCACTGTATTATGCGCTCATTGCTTTCTAATATGTTCATATTAAGTTTATAATAGTTTCCATGTAGAAATTCTACTAACTTTGGGGATGCTTTTAAAAAACTAAACCAATTTTTCTGCATATCTTCTGCAAACATTGCCCACATTAGCCCAGTTTGATAGCCGTCAGGCTCTACACCTACAATGCCTAATGGTTTATTAGCTTTCTCAACTACATAAACATTCTTTTTTCTAACAAATTCCATAAAGAAATCTAAAGGTTCTCTGTTAAATAGAGATAACTCAAACTTATTTTCTTCACTAAGTGTTTCTGAAAGAGGAATAACGTGTTTCATATGAGCAGGAACTAGGGTTAAAAGCCCCTGCTTCATAAGCCAATCAGCCATAAAGCTTCTTGAATCCGTCTTCTATAGTCTTAACATAAGCAGGGTCACGTTGACTTACATTGTGGTATCGAGGGTCAAGCATCATAGTTCTTAAATCAGACTCATTAATCTTATCTACTGAATCTGTAGTAGAATTTAATGACGCGCCTTTCATGTTTTCCATAATATGCTCTAAGGCAACAATACCTTCATGGGTCTCTGCCATGCGCTCTATTGCTGGCATTAACTCCTCAGGGAAAAACTTATTAGCAAATGCACTAGCTGCATTAGTTCTATCTAAAGCTTGGTCACCTAGTTTAATCATCTCATCGTCAATGTTAACTTCATTACCAGCAATAGCGTTCATATACTTTTCAATACCAGCAGAGAATACATCCTGACCATAGCCATTCTCAAATGAATGTTCAGACCACCACTGTAACAGCTCACTTTCAATAGCTTCACCTTCGTCTATGCCCTCAGGTAATGTGTAATCACCTTTGTTTTCTGGACGATTCTCATACTTAGTTCTATTAAACTCTTCTTCTATTTCTTTACGAAGAGTTTCATCTTTATTACCTAGCTTAGATTCTAGTTCTTTATAAGCTTTGGCTAGGTCTTCACCTGTTTTGTATTTCTCAGGCAACCATTCTGGTCTGTCAGTAGTTTCTACTGGCTCTACTGCCTCAGTTGTTTCTGCAACTTCTTCTGTTTGTGTATCTAATAATGTTTCATTCATTGATTTTTCCTATGTGCATGTTGTATGCGCCTCTCTAAAAGACCAACTATATATCTCTGACCTTCCAAATGACGCAATTCCTCAGTTGTAACATTCGGGCCATTTACCATCTCTATTGTTATAGAGCGTAAATACTTTAAGACTTCCTTGCCAGTGGGAGACTCTAGCAAGGAAGCTATATTTTTACTTATCTGTGTATCTTTATTGGTATCTCTTTGAAAACCATCGACTCCAATATTAACTTTACTGGGCAATCATTTGCTCCTGTTCTTCTGGTTGACCTTGAGGCTGGCCTTGCATCTGTTGCATTTGTGCCATCTGTGCCGCAGCCTCTGCAATTTGCTTGCGTTGCTCTTCATCCCTAATCAAAGCATCAGGAACACCAAACTTCTTAGCTAAATGCACTGCTGTTTCTTCGCCATCAATTAACATGTTTAACATTTCTGGGCCAAACACACCACCAACCAGCTCTAAGAACCTAGATACTGAACTTATATCTTGGTTTGCTTGAGCTTGTGCTAGTGGAGATACAGATTTTACCTTAACTTCTCTACCATTTACTACAGGAATTTCTATTCTACCCTGCTTTTTAAGGATATATATTAGCCTTTGAAGCACAGGTTGCACTAATTCTGCCTGTAATCTACCAAATGCAGACCCCATTCTGCGTGATAAATCAGCCATTCTCTCTGCAACTTCGGTTGCTGAAGCTGGTGTTCTGTCAGGATTGCCTAACATGTCGTTGTATAATGCACGTTTAATATTCAATCTCATGTCACTTAGTACCAACTGTGCTACATCAAAGTTACCAGCGGCTTGTATAGGTTGCAATCCAGCAGAGCCTATGCCCTTTGGTATGATAGAGCCTGGAACTAGCTGGATAGTATCTACGTTTACTACACCGTCATCTTCCATCTGATAAATCCCAGAGATAGACATCTGTGCGTTCTCTAAGATAAGTTCAATAGTAAGGTTAGTAGTTTTAATTGCACTAAGAGCGTTCATTAGTGGGCCACGACCATATACTTCACCAGCACACTTGCTCCATCTAAAGCAAATAAAAGGATTAGACCCTACACCTGACATCTTTTCGTAGTAAACAACACACTTTGTAGTCATACATATAGCGTAATGTAGGTAAGCTTCTTCGTTTTTAGTACTGTAATCCCTGCAAACAAGCTCTAATAATGTAGTTGTTTGGTCTCCAGCGTTACTAATCCTGTCAGTAATCTTTGGTGGCATAGCAGAATTAGGGTATAACTGAGGTATTTGGTCAAACCTAATCTTCTTTCTTTCCCTAAATACATGGTCAATCTTATCATCTGGCCCAGTATCAAGAACAACATGAGGCAGAGGAACAGCAGAAAACACTACTGGGTTTAAGGAATCACCTTCTTCAACAACAAGTACACCAGTGCCTACAGCTAAATCCATAAAGGATTCATGCACCTCTTGAGAAAAATTAGAGTTCTGTATTATCTCAAATACATACTCTGTTACTTCATCGAGGTCGTTGTTAATTGGGTCACGCTCTCCTTTAGGAATCTCAGAGCCAGCCACAAGGTCAGCCCACCTAGCAAAATTAGGAACAATACCAGACTGCAAACGAGAAGCGAACTCCTGTACACCCACCACAGCAGTCTCGTCAAATATCTTATCATCTCTTCTTTGACCAATACTTTCACTATAAAAAGACTCCCTCATAGGTAGCGCGTACTCGTAACACTCCTCGAACAAAGGCACAAAGTTTTCCCTTAGAGCCTTTGCTTTTTCGTACCTATCCATATACTTCTTGGCAACTGGGTCGTCACCATAGTTGCTTGAAGATTCCATTAACTAAACCTTTGGCCAAAATTAGAAGTACTTCCTGATGATGGGTTAAGCATTGAGTAACGCTTTCTACCGCCAGAGCCACCTCTTCTTCTTAATTTTTTAGCTGCTATGTCTGTAATAGCCAAATCTTTATCTTCTTGCTTTTGCCTAGAGATGTCTAACTGCACTTCTCTTGCCGCTTCATCTGCATCAGCTTGCTGTTGTCTTGTTAGCTCAGCAACATTCGGGTCTACTTTTGGTTTTGGTAAGCACATACTTTTCTCCTTTAAGATTTCTTACTTATTCTGTAAGCACAGAATAAAAAATTTTGCAACTCACAATTACATTCTAGCCCATAATCCTTGTCTTCTTCGTGGCTTATTAGTTCGTGCAAACACATCAAAGTTGCGTTGTACTACTGTAGCTTGCGCTGGTTTCTGGTTACTTATAAGACTTCTACCTTCTCCAGCCCCTAATAGTAGGTACTGTAAAGCATCATGTATGTGTGAATACATATTCTTATCTGGTTTATCTGCGTATCTTTCTCCAGATACTTCCATTCTGCGGTAGGAATACCCACCTTCGAATCCTTTTATAAGCGTTGAGCATCTTCTGTCTAGAAGAAACGCTGGCTTTCCTTCGGACATTTTGTTTAATTGTGATGAGACAGCCTCCAATCTTAGGTCAACAGAGTTACTTGGTGCAGGAACTGCTCTTAATCCAGCCCCTCGAAGTATGTGGAATGGTGTAGATTCATCAGTCTGCGCTCTAAAATCTCCAGCAGGGTCACCGAAAATAAGAACATCAGGACAGTCAGGAAAACGTGTAGCCAGTTCTTCCCTTAGTACTTCCGCAAACCTAACGATACCCATGTCTATAGCCACAATCTCGGACTGTATCAGCCATCTGCCACGCACCTTCTGTCCTAATACTGCGGCTGGAGTAAGCCCAAAGTCTATTCCTACATAAAGAGGCAGAGAAGCAGCTACTGGGATTTCTTCTTTAGCAACATGTGTGTCAGTTACAAACATAGAATATACAGGCTTTCCGTCTTGGATTGTGCCAAGTCTATTCATAACATACACATCAATCCAGCTTTTTGTTTTACCCTGTACTAGATTAGGATAATAACTCTTTAACATATTTTTTACATTCTCAGCTACTGTATTAGGTGCATAGTTCTCTACTTCTCCGTCCTCATCTTTAACCTCAACCATCCCAGAGGGCTGAGTATAGAAGCTCCAGTTAGTAGGTTTAACTAACATCTTAGCCTGTTCTCTAGGTATATGGTCAGGAATAGGAACTTCTCCAGACATAATAGGCCACCAATGGTCTTCCTCTGGTGCGTTAGTATCAGCAATAACCCCAGTCCATGTAGGGCCACCATCGCGCATAGAAGGAAAACGACCAACTCTCATAGTACAGGCATCAATAATACTCTTACCTAACTCTCTAGCCTCGTTAATCCAGATGCCAGTAACCTCTAGCGACAACAGTTTCTTTACATCCTCAGGCCTATCAAGGGCTAAAAAAATTACCTCAAGGTCTATATCACCCTTCTTAATGCGATGAGTATAAGGAACAGACCAATTAAACTTACCCCATTCATTCTCTGGAAACCAATCTAACCAAGTCTTAATTGTAGTAGTTCGAAGCTGGGGATTGGTATTCCGTATGATAGCCCACCGACTCTTGCGTATTCCATCAGCAGACTTCTCCTGACTTAACGCCCTGCGAAACACCTCAATGCAACACGCAACAGACTTACCACTACCAACAGGGCCTCGAATACCACGAAAAAAAGTATCGTCCTTCATAAAACTCTTTAATACTTCCCCATCAGGCTTGTACTTAAAGTCAATCACTCAAAAAACCCTTCAACAATAGCCCACTTACGAGGCTCCTTTTTACTAGAAAAACCAGAGTCTTCTATACACTCTATAAGACCAATTTTTTCTAACTCTTTTAATGCTAAAGCCGCTGTATTCTTACTAACATTAGCAAACTTTCCAGCCTCCCTAACACTATAAACAACAGGCTCACTACCATTAGATGACTTCGCTAACAGCCCAATATAAATAGCACGAGCATTTGAACTAGAAACTCGCCAAGCATTAGAATTAATTATTGCATGATAAAGTTTAATATACATCTATTTGTCAGCAATACCACTGTCACGACCAACCCTCAACAGTCTAGCCACAGTAGCAGGGGCTAATGAATCAATAAGCTTGTCAGCCTCATAGTCAGTAACAAACTCCTTAGGATGATGCTTGAAGTTAACCTTCTTTACTATCTTACGAAGTATATCTAACTCCGAACCCTTAATCGTACTAATAAAACTCATATCGAACCTTTCTCAAGAAAAATGCTAGTGTGAGACCTATTGCAACAGAGTAACCGCAAGTTTTGACCCCACCCACCTCTTACGACAGGTCTATTGAGACACGAATGTCGCCAGCTACCTGCACTTGACTCCTATCTATTGGCTTGAACCCAGCTCTATCTAGCAAATCCTTGCTTGCTTCCAGCTGAACATACTCACTCTTCGCACCCTTACTCAGTCCTGCTAACTGGTGTACAGCTGCAGGAGCAAGTCTACTAAACTGTTCTGTCACTACTGTCATCAAGTGCTGTTGCACGTGGGCAGTCTTCAATGCCTTTTGTGCGGTGACTCTACCGCTGTCACCTTCTGCGTATCCTGCGGTCTTTGCAGCTTGCGTGACATTCCCTCCATTTGCTACATATGCATCAACTAAAGCTATCTGTCTTCTGGTTAGTTTTCTATTACTTACAGGTATCATCAGGAACAACCCCCTCTCCTTACCTCTCCCCCTTCACAGATAGCTTGTTACAAATGTACGTGTCAACTCACAATTACGGAAATAACACTAAACAACAGAATATAGTGTTTGCAAGAGCAAACCAATGAGTAGTGTCCTCGCTCCCTCTAGGCTGTACTCGGCCACAGGAGACTGCTAAAATCAGGTTGGACAACCCTGATTTTGCCTGTAAAGTACAGGCCGCATGACACACAGTCGTGTGTCACCTGTATGGCAGTGGATTTTTGAATCTAGCGATGCCAAAAATAACGTACTCGTGCGCCCGCGCTCGGACGATTTAATCTATTGTATACTACACTACACAAAAGAGATTCTACTCGCATCTGATAAAGGTGTCCTGATGCACAGACACTGCGTCAATAACCATGTCACTATTGCCGAAGAAGTTTAATTACTATCAACTTTGTCACCATATGTTCGAAGGTCCATTTATAACCACCTAAGAATACAGGCATATCTGAATGGACTATCCAAACTGGTCACACAAGAATAATAGACGTATCCATTCACGACCTTGTGCGGATGCTATTCCACCTTTGGTGGGCATCCTTCTATTGAATGGACCCTCGTCGATTTTTCTTGTGCGATGGTTGTGGCTGGTGTTGCTTTGCTTGGATGGCTCAGCCAGTTTGGTTATTCCTGTCAGATGAAGCATGCCTGTATTCTCAGGTGATTCTAAATGGAGAACATATAATGAAAAAGTTAATAGCAAATAAACTGGCAATAGCAACATGGTCATCAACTGGGTCTGAGCAACAGGACGAATACCTTTATCAGAAACGAGCAGAATCTTCCTGCTACGCAACATACAATAGATTAACTTATTTAAAGAATAAGATAATAGAACAGATTGATGCAGGACAAGTAACCTATGCAGAAATGACTGACACTATCATTCAGATAGTACAAGCAGAACATGAAGCAGACCAATCTGTTCACGAACAACTAACTGGTGAGACTTGGACACCAGCTCGAAAGGGTTCTAGAGCTAAGACAACTCATCTATCAGTCGATGAGATACAGGCCCTACGAGACAAGTACTCAACACCTAATGAAGACGGTACTTCAACAGCTAGACCTCAACTAGCTGGCAAGATATCTAAGTAACTTAACCAAGATAGGTAGGCTTCCGAGTCTACCTATCATTACTACATAAGGAAGACACATGACACAGGACATAATAGGCATAGCCCTGCTTTGCATCATAATGGTAGGCATATTATTTATAGGCCACGGTATAGGGTTGTGAAGCGAGAGAGAAAAGAGCGTGATATATTGCACTATAAGTCTAGTGAAAAAAAAGCAAATCGAATGAAACTATCTAATCAATTAACAGGAGAACTAAAATGTTAGATACAATTACGAATGACTATGACTTCCAAGTACTAGAAGAGAAAGCATACTTGGCAGATGGTACAGCAATACCAGACATGAAGATACTTAGGCATCCAGATACAGGGTTTATTCTAGGTAGACACAGCAGTAATTACAAACCTATCAACTACGAAGAGATGGTTGATAACTTACTAGTTGGTCTTAATAACTCAGACATATCTCAAGATTACACCACTGATATCAAGGTACATAACGGTGGACGTAAGCTTAAAGCTACTGTGTTATTCAATGACATAACAATCAACCCATCCCCTCAACTCAATGACCTAACTCATTACCGAATCAATATGTTTAGTAGTCATGATGGTACTTGGCCTTACATTATTAGTGCTGATGGCTTGCGATTAACCTGTCTAAATGGACAGACATTTGCTGACCCACTATCTAAAATAAGACTCAAGCATACATCGAGGGTAAGCATAGATGATACAGCTAGGCATGTGCTTAACAACTACGAGACCTTCAAAGATAAAGAAGAAATGTGGAGTGAGTATGCGTACACTAGTGTCTATGAAACAGAGGTAGAAGATTTTTTCAAGGCTAATATAGTTAAGAAGAAAACATATTCATCAGTCAAGTATAACAACGAGCGTCAGTTAGAAAACCTAATGAGTTTATATCACGACCATTCTAGCTGGATGGGTCACAACAAATGGTCTTTGTATAATTGTCTTACATCATGGGCTACTCACACTGACTTTACTGATAACTCAGGCAAGCGTCTGTCTAAGAGTCCACACAATACCTCAGTAGAAAGGGAAGCTATGATTGCTAAAGCAATGGACACTGAATACTGGCACACATTAGGTAGAAAGTTATGAGCATAATTAAATGTAATGAGTGTGATGGCACTGGTATAGTAGACAACTGCTATGCTAGTCCATCATACAACCCAACGTCCTCTGACTACGGAGTAGCAGGGATGTCAAGCAACCCAAAGGTTTATTTTTCACACAAAGAAGAACTTTGCCTTAAATGTAATGGAGATGGACATGAGTAATACTATGGAAGAACTAGATGAAATAGCAAAAGGTATTAAGAACTTAAGCATACGCACTAAGAGTGCTGTATTAGATGAAGAAACTATATCGTTAGTAGATGCTGTGCAAAATAATAAAGCTGAACAATCACGTGAGTTTTTACAGGAAGCACACAGTATTGTGTATAGTGATAGACACGAAGAGTATGGTGACGCAGCTGATAACTTCAATGACATCGCTAAAATGTGGACTGATTGGAATAGAGGATATCATTTTACTAAAGAAGATGTAGCAATGATGATGATAATGGTTAAGATAGCACGCTGTCACCACAACTGGACTGAAGATAGTCTCAAAGATATTGTAGGTTATTGCACGCTGATACATAAATTTAGATTTATTGATGACTAGTATTGACCAATCAACTGCGTGTGTGCTACAACAGAATCATGATTAGTTATTGGGAACAGATAATGGAGAAGCATAGGTGGGTTGACCTGCCTATGCACAAGGTGTTTAAGCGTGCTGGTCTGCCAACATCTACATACTATAGAGCTGTGCGTAAGCAAGACATAAGACTAGCAACAGCTAAGCAAGTAGGTAGAACCCTAGATAGATTAGCTAAGAACTGGGCTACTGGATTATCTGAACCCAAGAAGATTAACTCTCAATGTAAAATTAAAAATGAACAATGAATACAAAGCAATGGTTGAACAGCTTGTAATATACAGGCATGAAAAAAAACTTAGCCAAGAAGATTTAGCCGATATCATTGGCATAGGTAATTCTTTGGTACACAAATGGGAGCAACACAAGCGTATACCAAGTGGGTTCATGCTGTCGTGTTGGGTTGATGCACTTGGTTGCAAAATCGAAGTCACTAAAAGGTAAGATGGAATCAGGCACAGGTACGTGCGATGCTTGCTATACTAAAACAGAATGGTTTGTTGCTATACTACATAGCTATAAGCCAACGAAACATTACATCATCTGTTTAGATTGTTACGAAAGGGAGACATGGCAAACAAGAATAAGTCAAAGGGAACTTACCATGAGAAATGGTTCTGCAAATGGCTCGAAAAAATCGGCATCAAAAACTACCGCGTCCCCCTCTCAGGTGCGCTCGGAGGTGAGTGGTCAGGTGACATCCACCTCGCAATGGTGGGACGAAAACTAGTAGGTGAAGTAAAATACAGGGATAAGTCTAACTTCCCTAGCCCCTTCACAGTACTCGAAGGCAAAGACATTGCCTTTTATAAACGTAAAGCAGGCAAACCTCAGACGCTTGTGATTATGGACGGTGAATTGTTTGAGGAAATAGTAGGAGAATACCATGACAATAGAATCACAGAGGGTGAGAGTTAAGAACTACCTAGAAGCAGGGAATAAACTTACACCCATTGAAGCACTAGATAAATTTGGTTGCTTTAGATTAGCAGCTGTAATTCATGTGCTTAAAAAAGATGGCATGAATATACTCAGTCACATACACACACATGGTGGTAAGAAGTATGCAGTGTATGAGCATGTGCCAGAGGGTGATGTTAAGAAACGTGAATCCAACTGGATGATGCCTGAGTGGGGATAAAAAAACCCCTGCCTTAGTTGATACCTAAAAGCAGGGGCTATAGTTCAGTGGCAGGAGAGCCAAAAACAAATACTTATAGGACGTTATGAGACACCTATGTACGCTACAACACTAACATTAAACATTTGCAAAGCGCAAGTTAATAATGCCAATGCAAAATATGTATACATTATTCTTGCTTCATATGTAGATGAAGGTGGTGTATGCTATCCTTCCATCCAAGGATTAGCAAAGAGAACAGGGCTATCAGGACGTACTGTTATTAGAGCTATTAACTACCTAGAAGAAAATAAATTCTTAACAAGAGAGCGTGGATGTAAGGGTAACACCACTCTCTATGACTTAACTTGCCCACTGGAGAACACCAATGACAGATGAGAGTAGTGACACACAGTCACACAAAGAGAATAAGATTATTAATTATACTAACAATAAAGAACTAAACTCTTTGGGTGACACACAGTCACCTGATGAATTAGACTTCACTAGATTCTGGCAAGTCTATCCCAAGCATGTGCAGAAAAAGACAGCACGTTATGCTTTCTTCAAAGCATGCAAGACAGCAGACAAGTACGATATAATTTCTGGTGCGCTTGCTTTCGCTGATGCTATGAAATCCAACAACACCCTCAAGAAATACATACCTCATGCATCTACATGGCTAAATGGTGAGCGTTGGGAAGATGACTTCGATGACCTCAAAGAAGAAACCAATACACAAGTGCTAGATAATATTCTTAGCTTCCCTCTAAACCAGCTCACAGCACAGGACAAATGACATGACCTTTGACGAACGTACAAAAACTATCGGACAGTGGGTACAGAAGCTTCTCCGTAGGTATGAGGCCCCATCTAAGATGGATAATGATTCCCTTCGTGAGGAACTCATGCTGATTGTCAAAGATGTTAACGCAAATATTGCAGGCCATGTCACACCAACACAACTATCCTCACTCTTAGAGAGAATAGAAGGTAAGATAAGAGCAAGTCATGGTGCGCGCACTTGGCCTACCATTAAGACCTTCATCGATGCCGCTAAGAAATCAGCAGTTGATACACCACCTAATCCTACAGGTGAGTTCTCATTAGACCCACTAAAAATTACAGAGAAGCGTATCAAAAATGGTGAGCCAATATCAGATAGCTATCTAAGAGAGGGTGTCCTAAAAGATAAGCTCCTCTCTTATACTAGCATTACTAACGAAGACCTTGAAAAATACAGGGTTGATACTATCCACGAATAATGTATAATAAAAACAGGAGAGTACAATGATAAGACATGGATTTATTGGCGGTTCAGACTGCGCCAAGATAATGAGTAATGATTGGCATGACCTTTGGTTAACCAAGACTCAAAGAAAACAACCAGATGATTTAAGTCATTTGATTCAAGTGCAGCTAGGTGTATTTACAGAACCATTTAATCTAAACTGGTTAGAGCTAAACACCGATTGGAGTCCACACGAAACTCAAGTACCATACACAGCAGACTGGTCTGGTGTTCCAATCAAAGGTACGCTCGATGCATTAGCTGTTAACTCACAAAGTCATGAGGCTATAGTAGAGTGCAAGCACACCAATGCCTTTACCAATATAGATAAACAGGTAGAAAGATACATGGCACAGATGCAGTGTTACATGGCAATCAGTGGTATCAATGAGTGTGTGTTGTCTTGTATCTTCGGCAACTCAGGGTACAAAGCTACTATAGTTTCAGCAGATACAGACTATGTTAATGTATTAAAAGAAAGAACTGTTCAGTTCTGGCACTATGTAACTAGTGATACACCACCAGAAAATATTGAAGAGGCTGATGTTAATACAGATAAGATACCGCTTGATGGCATGAAGAAACGCAATGCCTCAACCGACAATCATTTTAATTCGTTAGCTAAAGATTTTTTGATGAACCAAGAACACGCAAAAAACTTTGAGCTAGCTAAGAAGGAACTAAAATCACTGGTCAAATCAGATGAACGTGAAGTTTATAATGACCAACTAACCATAGAGCGCAACAAACGTGGCGCACTTACAATCAAAAGGAGAACTGAAGATGGCAAATAAAAGTGAAAAGCAAGTAGCTATTGAGGACTATGTCAAAGCACAGCAAGCAATGGGTAAAGCTATTAAGAACTCAACCAATCCACATTTTCGTAGTAGCTATGCTGACTTAGGCAATGTGTATGATGCGTGTCTCAAACCATTCAATGACAATGGCTTTACTGTTACACAACCATCAGGTCGTGATGAGTTTGGTGACTATGTCAGTACTAACATTACTCATGTAACTGGTATGGCTTTCCAATCTAAAGTCTATCTAGTTATAGAGAAGCAAACTATGCAAGGACTAGGCTCAGCTATTACTTATGCTCGACGCTATGGTCTATTGCAAATGGCTGGCATTGCACCAGAAGATGACGATGGCAACGAGGCTAGTAAAACACCAGCCAAACACAAACCAATCCCAACTAAATCAGGAGATTTCTAATGAGCGAATACGACAACACAAACAGAGGCGCAGGCTTTCCACCCTATGAAGAAGAGAAGATGGTACTAACAGGTAAGATTAATGTCGATGGACTTGACACCGATGTTATCTATGTAGCTGGTACTACCAAATCAGGACAGCGTGTGCTTAGAATATACCAGAAGATGGGCATAATGTTCGAGCAAGAAGATACATCTAATGGTAAGCCTAACTACTCAGGCCCACTAGATGATACAGGTACTTTTGTTGAGAATAAAAAGGTTGCAGCTTGGAAAAAAACTACAGATGCTGGACTTAATATGATTAGCTTACAGGTTACAGACCGAACACAGGTTACACCTAAAAATAACACCGACATAGATGATGTGATACCATTCTAATGAGCGGTCGAGGTAGAGTAAAAGAGTCTCGTAATAAAAAAATTGCAGAGACTTATCAGGATGCTTGTCCCCATTGTGGGGGCAGGCATACGATGAAAAGCGTTGGCAAACTATTTAATATAAGTCCGTCAAGAGTATACCAGCTAGTAAAAAAATTTAACCAGCAAGTTCGAAGTGAGGACCGTCAATAAAAGGACGACGACCTTGCGACCTACGCAAATCTATATACTCATTCATTGCCTCTTCCATTGTACCTTCATACTCAGCAATATCTTTGATGTGCCAAGCCGCACCCCAGCGTACTGGCACACCAATTAACTGAGATGCTTTCTTCATGCTGTCAGCTATATCATCATACAAGTTTAACTCCCATGATGCTCGACTACCTACATAAGCCATAAGGTCTACCGCCCTACCAGATATATGTTTGCTATCCATAGTTTGTGACACACCTTTATCAACCAATAGCTTTTGCTCTTGGATAGTACGCAACCCACATATCACACCAAAATCTACTTTAGTTTTTAAGATAGCCATCTTTACTAAAGCAACTAGATTAGAATCAACCTTATCTAATTTAGCTGTACTTCTATCTGATAATCTAAAACTCATTTGTTTAATCCTTTTGTTTTCTCGAATGAACGTAAACCGCCAAGCCCCAACATCCCCATTAACACAGGAAGCATAGTACCTGTATCAGCTTGAGGTATATCAATACCAAACCCAGCGCACAAAGGAGACACTAAAAAATTTACAAGGAATCCAAGAACACATACCCAAGCAGTAGCTGGTCGCCAGCTAGATTGAAACCAGTTACCCTTTGCATCTTGTTTGTTTATTTCTAACTGTGCAAGCATTGCTTCTTGAGCATGTGATTCAGCCATCGTGCTAATCTCATGAGCAAGTAAAGCTTTCTGGTCTTTGTCTTCTATGAATTTATCTAAGATGCCAGTGACTGGCCCAACAAGTGTACTTAATAATCCCATATTATCCTCCGAGTAATGGATTGATTAATGCTCTTTGTATTTTCTTATCTAGGTTTTCCTCGAGGCTGTCAATTTTTTCATCTAGTTTAGTTAGCTTAGCATCCATTCTAATTTCAAACGATGAGATAATATCTCTAATAGTTTTAACATTACCGCGCAACAATAGGTCTGTGTCTCTGATGCTTGACCTATTTCTAATCTCTTGTTCATCAGTAGATTTAATTACTTTGTTTAAGTCTTTAGTAACTTGCTCAATACTTGTTGTTAGTTTGTTCGATTGCTTTTCTATATCCTTATCTAATCGTGCAGACATATCAGAAAGGTCAACCTTCTGCTCTATTTTTAAGTCGTGTATTTGTGTTTGTAACTCAGCAACTGTACTCTTAATAGAATTAACTTGTTCTCTAACTAGCTCGTTCATTAACGTATCTGCCTCTTTCAACGCAACAAACTCAGCTTCAATTACACCTAGCTCACCAGATACCATAGTTATATGGTTATCTATGTGGGATAAGTCAGGACTTACATACTCAGAGATAGCAGATTGCATGTCAGTAAATTGTTTGTATGCCTCGAACACACCATATGCACCACCACCTAGAGTACTCAAACTTACAATCAAAGCAACCATCTTGCCGCCTGTAAACTTTACCCCTGCAAATTCTACCTCTGCCATACCTAACTCTTTTTATTGTTAGCCGCAAAAGAACGCGCAGCTGCAACGCTGCCAAATCCCCAGGCTTTTAATGCTAATGCTTTACGAGTTGGTCTACCCTTTTCATCCTTCATTGGCCCCTTCATTCCAGCAAACCTAGCTGCAAAACTTACACGCCTTGGATTAGTACCTGATTTAACAGGTGCTTTTAGATTAGACCCTTCTGTTCTTTTAAAATGAGCGCGACCAGCCGCGTTCAATCCACCCTTAGGATTTTTATGTTTCTTTAATAAACTCATTAAAATTGTTTAGCCATAAAATATATTACAACAGCACAGGCAATCACAAGCCCAATTATTAATCTTCTATATGTTAGTTTCATTTCTATCTCCTTGTATTGCAATTAAATCTTCTAAGTTTTTAACCTTAGTGCCACCATCATATGCCCAAGCATGTCCATTCTCAACCATATCTAGATTAATATTTAATTCCTTATCATAAAACCAACCTAACATTCTACCATACTTACCATCTTTAGATGTCTGTACTGTTAAATTCTTAGAATCTTTTAGCATTTGCTTTAAATAATCTTTAGCTCTAAGACCTAATTCTTTCTCAGCTAAGTCTCTAGTTCTACTCTCAGGTGTATCAATTCCAGCTAGACGGACACGTTCTTTCTTAGTTAGATTAAAACCTAAATCTATTTCTATGTCTACTGTGTCACCATCAACTACATAAACTATTTTCTTAACTGCGTATTCATACATACTACTTACCTTTCTTTTTAGGGAAACCAGCTTTCATATTAGAGTAAGCTTTGTCAGTAACTGTACTGTTTTTCTTTGAGCGTGATGTGCCAGCTTTTTTACGCGCGTTCATGTTAGCGTATAGTCCTTTTTTCTTAACCATATTATTTCCTATCTATATTGTATGTCTACTAACGCAGTCATTGACGCATCAGCACCATATTTCATTAAAAATAAAGCCATATTGTTATCATTAATAACACCATCAGGTATTGTATCATTGGAAAATAATTTTACAGTATCAACCAATAGAGTCTGGTTGTTAAAGAAACTCTTGTTATCAGCGAGAACAGACATAATCATCAAGGTTTTAAATTGGTTGGCATCATCATACCTACCTTTAGAACCCATCTCTTTTACTATCTTGTTAGCAACCTTTTGTTTTTGCTGTTTAGTATTTTTCTTAACCTCTGCTTTCTTAACTGGCTCTTCTTTCTCAGCCTCTTCCTTAACCTCCACCTCCTCTTCAACTACCTCAGCAACTTTAACTACTTCTTCTTTGACGGCTTTGACTTTAACGATGGTGGTTTCTTTAGGCTCTTCTTTGGTTTCAAGTTCGGCTTCGACGCTGGCTTCTTGGTTGGTTTCTGCATATACATTGGTATCTCCTCCTTGGGTTTGCGTGTCCATTTTAATATCAATCGCCTCAATAACTGGCGAATCGAGTTCAAGTTCAACTGAATCGTAAGTCGCATCGTTTGGTCCTTTCATTGGCTCAATTATAGTAATGCCATCTACCTCGATAACATCATTATGTTCAAATATATCTTCGGCTATATCAATAGCAACATCACCGCTACCTAGATTTAAAGCAATAAAAGTCTCTATAGTAGTAATGTTCTGAGTAATAATAGTATTAATAACATTGTATAAAACATTTACAGTTACATCATCAAACATCGGGCCGATAGCTAAGTTAATATCTCGACCACCTATTTCTACGATAAGACTAGTTAGATTTCCACCAAAATTAAAACCACCAGTATAAGAAGCATATCCACTATTAACACCAGATGCTGAGAGTATATCAGTACTTGAAAAATTTAATACCGACCCATTATTACCAGTAACATGAAAGTAAATAGAGTCTTCACTATCTTCTTTAACTACTTCGATAGTATAAGTTACTTGACCACCATCGCTTATATTTAAATTACTAATGTCTATTGTCTGAACAAAAGTACTACCCATACCAGTAACACCATTATTACTAGTGCCATTACCAGACCCTGTTATTTGAGCGCATTTATCTGTGCCTAAATCTGCACATGTAGAACCAGAGGGCATAGAAGCAGGACCTTCACCACCCCAATCAGAATCCATATCACCTTCTTTAGTAGAAGTTACGTATCCACTTTCAGAATTAAGTAAATCTCCTGAGTCTTCATTAGTAACAGTAGTAGTGGTGGTAACAGAAGTAGTAGTTTCTATAGTAGTAATCCCAGTAGAGTCAGTAAAACTTTCAGTCACTACTTCAGATTCAATAGACACATCAACAGCAGGGTCACATAGTCCTACTGTATCAACAACGCACGTTTGGCTAACAGTTTTTTGTACGCTAAAGAATAAGCAGCATAAGCAGCACGCCAATAATGCCTTTCTTTGGGTCAACTTGAATAGGTGTTTCACTTGTTACTCTCTTAGTTGGTTTTGGTGTGTATAAATCTTTAATAACAGAACCTTTAGGAATTAAATTAAAATTCTTTTTCCATTCAATTTGTGCATCTTCACCTATCTTACCCATATAAGGACAGAAAGTATTGGACATAGCCATAGCATCAAAGACACGATAGTCTTGGCATAAAGTAGACACAGCTGCTACCTTCATACCCATAGCATACAATGACCTAGATAGTTTTAGTCTTTCACAATTTAAATCAGGAATAGCAATGCCACTAGCTATGCCAAGTATCTGTGTTTGAATAGCAGCAGACGCACCAGTCTTACAGACATCTGAGTTGTTAACTACAACAGAGGGAGCTGATGCTGTTGGAGGAGCTTTGTCCGTGACAACTGTGGAGGAAACAGTATTAGAGTCAGCAGATAAAGCCCCCCCTGCTGTCGCACATAACAACAGCAAACTAATATAAATTAACCTAGATAACATTACGAAGCAGTGTAACCTTTACCAGCTGTAATTGCATTAGTTGTAGCTGTCATTGACTCACTGCCCCAGTCTGTTTTAGCTTTCATTAGCTCAAGATGCTCAACATTTCTGTCTACTGCTGATTGTCTATCTACTGCTGGTTCACCAGCCATAGCGTTTCCAGCTATTACATCTGTAATGAGTGCTATGGAGTGACCCATTGCTGTGTAATCTTGTAGTAGTTCTGCGTCTGTTCTGTCTGTCATTTTAGTTTATCCTTCTAAGGTTGTTAGACGTGCTTCTAAAGCATCGTTCTTTGCTGATAGTTCTTGTAGTGCTTTTACCAT